ACCCCACAGAACCGCTGACCCTTCATACAGCAAAACTTCTTTTATTAATCGATATTCCTGGGGTGTTCCGGCTTTCATTGGTTCTGCTTTTATTACGCGAAAACCAATAGAGTGCTGATTAATCGCACCGGTTTTATAAAATTCAAGTACATCATTTCCCCATGTGGTGCCGGGTATGTTAGTAACAAAAATAAGCTGGTTATTTTGCGCCAGCACTTCTGAGGGCTTACCTACTGCGCTTTTTAACATAGGCACGTGATCAGTCAGGTGCCAAATAAGTGAAGCGCCTTTAGGGCCGCGCTCTTTTATGGTTTTATTAAAAGCGGTTTTGTCAATTACGTCCTGGTCTAAATCCAGCGATCCCATTTCATTCATTACCACTTTCACCCTGCGGCTTGCGTCATCAATGTCAGCAACGTGACCGCTTACGGTTTTTTCTTCGTAGCTTTTCATGGCTTGTCATTTTTAGGCAGTCCGGGTATGCGGACATGCGTTTGATCATCTATAGTTACTTCTTTAAATTCAGCAGGTTCTGACTGTTCAGCTTGTATACGCAAAAAATCAACTTGCCTGTTGTGGGAAGCCTGAAAAAGATCGATCAATACACCCAGCGGCGCGCGTGTGTCCCCGGCATATTCGTGCGTGGTCCAATACGCTGCCCCTTCAAATGCAGTCAGTAAAAAAACATAGTCTTTATAAAACTTATGTTTTCTTATAACGTAATTACCCCAGCCCTGAACAGGTTTATTTTTTTTCATATCGTTACGGTTTGCGGTCTGCGTATCTGACCGGGTAAAATTACACTTATTCGTGATACGCGTTTTTTAGGTATCGGTTTACCGTCACTGTCACGCTTCAGACGGTTTGCATGTACGCACCGGCAGTTTATTGTACTTTCAGGGCGCGTCTTATTTCCACCTACACCCGGATCCCCCGGAAATAGTAACAAGTCCCCGTTACGCGGATCACGAAAATAATCATCTGCGTCTACCGTTTGCCTGTTCAGCTGATCATGTGACGCATGATCTTTTGGATCTAATCCCCTTACACGGTGATCACGCGCAGCTATCCAGGTTTTGTTTATCTCATACTCAAACGTTTCCCCTTGCGCGTGATTACCCGCACCCGTTGCGCGCGTTATTTCAGTTCGTACAATCCGCGCCGCCTGCATTTCAGTAAAGGGTAACGCTTTTAATTCACTCACCGTTTTATCCAGCCCCCAGCCCTGGCCTTGCGCTTCCTGCAGTATGCGTAAGAGGCGCGCCCGCTGGGTGGCGCTTACTTCAAAAGTGATCAGGTCAAGTAAATTGCGGCGCAGATATTCTATGATCGTTTGCAGCCAGGTACCGGCATAGCGGAAATCTTTTTGCTCCGGCTGCGGTTGCCAAAACTTTTTTCCTGCAAGCTCATTTCTTAGTAACCTTTCACTGTTGCGGGCATGAAATAAACCTACTTCCTGATATAGCTGCCTGATCACACGCGCAAGCGCCGGGTTACCTACGTCACGATTAAGATGCGCAAACCCCGCAGCGTAGCCCCCGGCTTTCAGCGCTTCAATTAACCTGTTAACTTTTAATTGCAGCGCCGCTTTTACTTTAGGGTAATACTTTACTTCAAACTTTCTGTTTGCGCGTGTGACTTGTCTTATGTAACGGCGTAGGTTCAATATTCTTTTTTCTCTTTGCTTTGCTGGATCAATCTTTTACGGTATGCATCACGCAAGCCGTCCATGTGCTTTTTAGCAGCGCTGCAATTTTCTTTTTTACTTATCGGATATCTTTCATATATCATTTTCTCTCGTGTCTTCATCTTCATCATCAGGCGTATTTAATGCGTTATCAACTTCATTTGCATCACGTTCACTTACCGGCCCCCATTCACCCATTGACTGCTGCCAGGGTTCATTATACCTGGGGTCATCAATAGCAGATAGGTTTGCAAGTTCGCGGCCTTCATTTGGTATGATGATAGCCTGCCTGTAATACCATTCAACCGTCTTACTCACATCCGCTTGCAATTCACTGTAGACGGTCATATCAAAATCAAGTACCCAGTTTTTAGGTAGACCCCACTCAGTTACTGCTTTACGCTGCCAGGTGTTACGCTGCTTAAATAGCCTGGGTATACAGCACCGGGAAGTAAGGTGCTCATTTGCTTCCTTAAAATTATTATAGGCCCGCTGATCATCATTAAGCAGCTGCGAAGGCACGCCCCACACTGAGCACAGGCGGCGCAGGTCCCATTTTTCTGATTCAATTACCTGCATTTCTTCGCTGTTAAGCCCTATGGGAAGCCAACCCATGCTATAGCCGCCCAGGCCTATGCGCCCCCGGTTTTTTGCTCCCGTCCATTCAGTGCGCAGCGTATCTGCAAGCGCATCTATTTCAGGTTTTATCAGGTCACCGTCCACATTACCCACCTGGTTCTGCATGTATAGTATACCTTTCACGCCTTCGTTGTCGAAAGCGGACGCGGTAGCAGTAAGGCTTGAATTATTGCGCTGTAAAAGTCTAAGCGCTGCGCGAAGTGGTGCTACACCGTAGTGCTGTACACCGTTCACGTCCCACCCAGGATTAAAAGTACGCTGGTGCAAAATTTCACTGGGCAGATATTCTTTATTGCCCCAGCCATCTACTGTATACTTTATGATCTTTGCCGGGAAGGTGTCAGTAGTCCAAATATTTGTACGGTGTGCAGGCAGTAACCAAAAATCGTTAGGTATTCCAGCGTTAGCGCCCCCAGGTAGCACACGTCCCAGGATATAGTTATTACCTAAAATACAGTCATACCCGATACCGTTTGTTATCAGGGTTTGAAAATCGTCAAACTCATTGGGATATTGTATGAGTTCACCCCACTTGCCTGCATCTTTTACCGGAGTAAGTGCTTTGCGCTGGTATTTTTTAAGGTCCACAAAATCTTGCGTGCTCAGATCCTTTTTACTCATTAAAGCGCAGTAGCGCTTATAGGCTTGTTCATCTTCGATTTTATAAATGCCCCAGGGCGCAACCCGGCATTTATCCATGATCAAATTAATTATCGCATATACTATGTCATTGATATCATAACCCTTGTCAAGATAAGTGCGGTTATTATTCAGGTAGGTTACAAGTCTGCCACTGATCAAACGAAATTGCGCATCGGGTGAAAGGTTCAAAGCTGGCTGGTTCACGGGAACCGTGAATTTATTTTGCAGTTTCCTTGATAGCAGGCTCATTTATATATTTTTCAGTAGATAAAGTGAGGGTTTCAAAAGCTTTGTGGATTGCGGTGCAGATAGCACAGGCAAGGTCTATGGCCCATTCAATAAGTAGCAGCGGAACATAGAAAAGGTAAAGGGCTTTTCTCATATTTTGGATCAAACCGCTACCGCGGTCATTTTAAATTTAGGTTTTAACTCAAACCAGTACCGCATTAAAATAGTATCCCAAAAATCCGGTGAACGCCTTAGTATCTCTTTCATTTTGTCTTTTGATACCAGGCCTTTTTTTAAATCATTGTCTACCGCTTTTTGTTTTACTTGTTCAAGTTCCTGAATAATTAATGGCTTCATCCACGGCTCACACTCCAAATATAAACCATTTGCATTAATTATGTCACACATGCCATAACCGCACTGACTTTTCAAGTTATCAAAATTCTGTTTGTACTCCGGTTTTTCCGGTGAAGGTAGCGGCTGACCATTATTTGCAAAGCCTTTGTACTTTAGAAAATCCACAATGCCGCCACCCATGCCGTCTTCATCTACCAGCACGTCAGATACTCCGCATTTCAACCGGTAGCGGCTGTCTTCGATCATGGCACCGGTTTTGTCAAGCGTTTGCCGGTCCGTTGCACGCACTTTTCCCCTGAAGCCTTCCCATTCTATTATTACTATACGATCACCGCCCAACCGTGCCACGTCAACCGTTATGCATTTTCTGCCTGGGGGCACGTGTGAATTAGTAAATATATCCAGGATTTTGTCATAGCTTATAAGCTTTGCCGGATCTGCGTCATACTCAAAATTTCCATAGATCAAACGCTGTATGGTTGTTTCATCTGCGGTATCAAGTATGCCCCGCACATATTCTGCCGCATCAGGTGCCGGGTTATCTGCTGGCAGGGCCTGGATAAATTTATAAGTGCTGGTTAACTGGTTTGTTTTCCACAGCTGGTAATACCTACGGTATACGTGCCCCTTATCGGGGTTAAATGTTTCCAGGAACTTACGCCCGATTTTATATTTGCCGTTGTGCATACGGCCTGTGCGGGTAAAAAGGATCTGTATAGCGCCTTCATCAGTTTCCGCTGATTCATCTACCGCGCACCCGGTTAATTCAAGTCCACCAAAGCGGGTGTATAGCGGGTCACTGGGATAATAAGCCGTATCAAGTAAAAATATGATAGACTTATTTGAAAAAGTAATGATATTCTGCTGCGCATTGTATACAAAATCCCGTCCCGGTTTTACGTTACTTTCTTCAAATACTTTAAACAGGGTAAGCAGTACGGTTTTGCGAAGTACGGACAATTCTTTACGGCCCAGGCCCCAGGCAGTACCGGGATAAGCAATAGACATGATCAGTAACCAGTAACAAAGCAGATAAGATTTACCGCCGTAAGCCGCCCCGCCGTAGCCTACATAGTTTGTTTCCTGGTCCATCAGATAGCCCCAGGCAATAGACTGTTTTTGGCTGGGCTTAAAATTTATTTCTATGCCCCTGGGTTTTTCTTTATTCATGCGGCGAAGGTTCAGGGTATAGCATTTCAAATTTTATTTTGCCCGCCAGGTAATCAATAGTTGAAAAAAACGGCTGCGCTGTGTCCACTGTTAAACTTTCTTTACTGGATATCTTATAGTCTGTTACCTGGGCATGTGAAGCACTTAGCCGGTAGTAAACCCGCATAAAATTACCGTATAAAGATTTGCAAAGATACTCACGTGTGCGCCAATCATCGGGCAAGCTGCTATGATATGCATACCGGTTAATGATATGCGGTACATGGATATCATAAAAATAGCCATCCGGGTAAACGGATAGCACGTTATCTATGCGGGTTTTATATTTTCCTTTTTCTTTTCTTCCCTGTAGTGGCCCTTCATACATCAGCGGCAGGGTTTCATCAAAAGGCTGCAAAGCAAAATTATCATCCATGCAAAACAAAAAATGTTCATCCGGGCATTGCAGGATTTTATTAATTATATCACTTTCCTTGTGGCTTATATGCTTTACAGGCAGGTGATCACCTTTGTACCACCTGGGCCGGTCACCTATCAGAAGGACCCCCGAAATAGGTGTAAAGTATTTATACATGGACCGGATAGCATAGCGCAGCTCACGCCCGTTGTTCAGATCACGGCGGTATGGTATTATTACACGCATGAGTTAATAGCTATCCAGGTGTTTACGGATCCGGTCAAGTACCGCGCTTACATTTGCATAAGCCTGGTCAAGTCCTTCAGCTGCGCGGTTCATTTCTATCAGCAGTTTTCTGTCTTCACTCAGTAACGGTAGTTTGATCATCTTATTATCAATTAAAAATTGCCGGTCCTGATCATGGTAGCCTGGCTGATTGCGTGACAGGGACCCTGACCAAAACCGCTGCCCTATACAGTATTTATCTATGTGGCCCGGCTGTCCGTACAGCTCATAAAGCTGATAATAAAAATACATATCACAAAACGTGTTCAGCCTTGCATCAAAACGCAAGTCGCATTTATGCCACCCGATCACCGAAGGCATGCCAGTTATATTCTTATCAAACTGGTTATGATCATAGCGGGCCATCTTCCTGAATGTTTTTACCCCGCGGGCATTGATATGAAGGGAATTACTGATAACCCATTTACTGCGCCGCAAGGCTTCTACAAACAGCATCACCGCGTCACGGGTTACAAATACATCATCCTGGCACATAAGCTTTACCAGGTCATATTTTGCAAGCGATATTGCATTATTAATATTTGGGGCTGCACCAAATTCTGTGCCTCTGTGATATTGCACATTTAGACCTGAGGACATGCAAATACTGTGTATCGCATCTGTGGTGGACGTATCGCTGATCACTACTTCATAAGGTACGCTGATACGCTGGGTGCGCAGTGAGTTAAGCAGCTCTGTTACCATTTTGGGACCGTGGCCCAGCTGGTCATAAGTGGGTATGCAGATTGATATCATGGGTAGCTATATCCTGTTATTTTGGTGCCTTACATGCTTGAAGCTGGCGGGCTTAAAAGCCAGCGGTATTATTTTTATTCCGTGTTTCCAGGCGTGATAACGCACTGCTGTCTGATCAAACGCATTGTTAATGTAAACATCATCCCACCAATCATTCAGCATCATCATTACCCAGGAAAAGCGGCGGTAAATAAATATACAGCAATCCCCCAGCCCTGCACCTGACGGGTAACCGTCCTGGCGGTAAGCTTCCACCTGCGCGCGTATAGGTTTGTCTTTGTACCTGGCTACATGGTAAGGGTCCCCGGCTTTTACTTTTGCTTCTATGTGGTCAATTTCTTTATAGATGCAATCCCTTTCACCGTGGCGCAGCATGGCAAAATCATTTTCACCCAGCCCGTCAATACACTGCTGCAGGAAGTCATACGCCAGGATCTGTATTTTACCGTCCACATAAATAACGATATCCGTATCAGTGTACCTGTGTCCGTTTATTTTCCAGTAAAGCGCTTTTTCCCGGTTATTTCTGCCGGGTGTAATTTCTGCGTCACTATCACCGTAGTGAAAATGCTTGAAAGGTATTGACTGTGCCGGTACTTTTTTAGGCAAGTCAATCGGTCCAAATATGGACGTGATCAGTGTTACTGACGGTGTGGGTGTGGCAGGCGCGGTAGCCATAAAATATTTTTGGGTCTTCTGTTTTTCCAAATACAAACCGGCTGGTTACGCTCATTGTATTGGACAACATCAAATAAATAGAATCTTTCAAAATCTAGCCGGAAATACATAAAACTTAATTCCCTCACTCTTATAAGCTTGGGACCTGGTAACCTTTGCTTTTTAGCAGGTACATGAAAGGACCCCATAATGCTACAGCTACGCCAATTTAATTTTAACGTCCCCACTGTTTAACATGCTTTGTTTTCCAATACGCGACTATCTCACCTGAACTATTACACTGCACTACGTCTATATAGTTTTCTATCTCACCGTCCCGAAAATACGGCCAATAGTATTTAAAAATGATATTTCCTACCCATACAGTCATATTATTCTACCCAGCCTTCCACTGTACGGTATAACTGTAACAGCTTACCGCGTAGTACGTCAAGCCTTACAAATCTTTTGCTATCCAGGTCAGGCAGCATCATGGTTTTAAATATGCTTGCTTCGGCTTCTACTGTGCTGTATCCGAAGTCAGGAAACAGTGCATTGAACTTGTCAAAGGATACCCGGTAATCTCTTTTGTCAGGTCCCGCAGTACCGTATTGCACCGGCACTTCAAAGACATGCGCTACCGCTGCGGCAATTTCACTGACTGTGTAATTTGCTGCGCCTACATTGAAAGTACCTGACACATCAACCCGCAGAAATTCCCTGAAAGCACGCGCAATATCACGGCAATGTATCAGCGGCCTTACCGGTGACCCGTCACTATTGACCTGGATTAATCCACTGCGAGCAGACCGGATAAAATCATTAAACACTAAATCAGTGCGAAACATAGCTGACCAGCCGAAGGCGGTAGCGTTACGCAGGATCACTACCCGGAAAAGATCACCCTCTAACTGGCGTATACCTGCTTCAGCTGCCATTTTACTTTCAGCGTATACCGATTGCGGATATACCGCGGTTTCTTCGGTTGCCAACGGGCAGCGTCCGTATACTGAACATGATGAAGAAAACATAAACTTTCTTACCCCTGCCTGCTTTGCTTTTGCTGCCAGGTCAATTACAGCTGTGCCATTAATTTCACGGGTTATTTGCGGGTTCAGTGCACCCATTGGATCATTACTTATGGCTGCAAGATGCATCACCACGTCAAAGGTGTGCAGGCTTTCTGCAGTGATCTTTCTAAAGTCCGTACCCAGGCAAGGCACAGCATGTACAGGGGCTATTTGGCACTCGTCAAACAGTTCAAGATCACAGCCCCAAACTTCATGCGTGGTAAGTAGGGAAATAAGGTGCGAACCAATGTAACCGCGGTGACCGGTAACAAGTATTTTCATTTTTTCTTTTTTATGGCTTTGGTCCGGCGTGGCTTTATCATAGTCTGATCAATTATACCGCCGCAGCTGCTTACCATACGGGTTGCCGTTCTTACACAATTACTTTTACGGGTGTAAGTTTCAGACGTTACCAGCGTCTGACCGTTACTGTGTTTAACAGTAAAATAAAATTGTTTGTTCGTGGCTTGTTTAAGGTAGATCATATACTAAAATTTAAATTAACATTGTTCACCCAGCTGCGCCTGAGTATCGGTTACGGTACTTGATTTTAATGCCTTGTCTGCAAGATGCCAACAACTATTAAAAGCATATCGATATCCTGTTGTAATTTTCATGCTTTTAATTTCTTCAAGTGCCTTTCTGTATTTTTCACATTCAGCGTTATACGTTGGATGCTTTGTTGTTTCAAACCGTTGTAAAGTCACTATACAATCTTTACAAGCTGCCTGCTGTTTTGCAAGGTCAAGTAATTCCATGCATAATGAACGCCACCTACTGACTTGTATTTTCAAGCTCATAACTTATGATTTAAGCCGTTTGTTTAAATAAAGCAGGATGCTTTGTTTGCATGTGCTTAGATAAATCTTTAAATGATCGCTTACAACAGGGGCAGGTACCTTTATGTACTCTTTCTAACTTGCTGTTAGCTGTATTAAGTTCATTTTGTATCTCTATTTTCTCAATAACCTTATCAGCTAATTCCTGTTCTTTACGTTTCAGTTCTTCCTTTAGCTTTTCAGCTTCAGTTTTTTGTGGATAGAAGTTATTGTGTCCGTTCGGGCAATAGAAAACTGCATGATCCCTTCTACGGTCAACCTGATAGCTTGCAAGCACTCCAAACGCTGTACCGCAACTTGCGCAGTGTACTATTTCTATTTCTATCTCAGTTTGTATTTTCAAGCTCATAACTTACAGATTGTTCAGTTTTAAGATTCGATAGTTTTAAAAGCGGCATCAACAGTGTTTTTCAGTTTATTTAAATCAAATCTTAGTGACTGAAGGGTAGTTATATCGTCTAATAATTTAAACCAAAATATAATACTGCCTTTTTCATTTTTAAGACACATACCTCCGTCTGTGGCATCACACAAAAACAAATTACTTTTTATAAGTTCAGTCAAAACTCTTTTTATTTGTGCGGATGTCATACAAGTATTATTTACAAAACAAAAATCGGCCTCACATTATCGCAGCCAGTTCCGTGAGGACCAACTTTGAAACGAAAGGCCGAAAAAGTTTAACTGCTCACGGACAGCTGGCAGGCAAGGTAATAATTATTTTGATATTACAAAATTACATTTTACCACGTCCACAGGTGGGCAGTAGTAATCACCCACATTAAAAGCCTGGTACTGCAGTAGCCCTACCTGGAAAGTATCAACCCGGTCCAGTACCAGGTAAAAATCATTTGTCAAATGATAGGCAGAAAATTTATCAGTGATCCAACCGCAAGGCGCTTGCACTTTTTCAGTGCTGCCGTCTTTACTGCATGATAGCAGCAAGCTTACTACTACAAGCAAGCAAAAAAATAGAAGTTTCATGTTATCGGGGGTTTTAATGTACGTGTAAGGTAATATAAAAGTTGAACAATCAAAAAGCCCGGTTAAGAATAACCAGGCGTAGTATGTTACATATCCATTGAGAAGAACGGTTAAGGTAATAAAAAAACCTGGTATTGCTACCAGGCTCAGATCAACCCCTGCCAACTGAAAAGCTAAAATATGATTTTATTCTGATACCCCTCTATCTTCAGGCGGTACATACGGTATATCACTTTTGATTTCCATATCAGGCGGCTTCACTGTCACACCGGAAAGATGCACATTGATCACCGGCAGTGGGTTACCGTCAGGGTCAGTGTATGCCGTTTCAGTTTTATCACGCCACTTATGCCGCTGACGATTCTTTAGCCAAAAGATTGCAGCCGCGGTATCAGGCGGGTAAACTTTTCTGATCGGTATCCGTTCAATAGAAGATCCCATGCCGCTACCGTCAGACACTACTTTTATTTCTTCGCTGTCATGTTCAAATCCTTTGGCCCGCTGATAAAGACTTTCTGCTATGTTCGCGTCCGCTAAATCTTTGCCCGCCTTTATGGCTTCTGAAAATTTAGGGTGCTTTAATTTCCAAAGGCTTATGGTTGACACCGTTACCTCAAAAAAAGTTGCCAGGTCTTCATCCGCTGCACCCAGCTTGCAAAGCTTTTCTGTTTGTTCAGCGTAATGCTCCCGGTAGTCAGTGGGTCTGCCTACACCCTGCACCTTTACCAGCTTAATCAAATTACCCTGGTCATCAATATCATAGATCACTGGCGGTGGTCTTTTTTTCTTTTTTCGCATACTACTAAGCTACCAAACTTTTACGATATTTTTCTACACGCGCTTTTAGTGAAGCCATCAAAAGCGCCTGCCGGTCACCTTTACCCTGCAGTGCCTGAAGCACGTCATAGTCGCGCGTACCTTCCACCAGTAGCAGGTGATTGATCACCGGCTGCAGCTGCCCCTGGCGGTGCAGTCTTTTTTTACCCTGCTGATACCATTCTAAATTCCAGTGTAGCCCATACCAGGCCACAATATTGCCGCCTGCCTGTAAATTCAGTCCATGTCCTGCACTTGCAGGGTGCGCCAGCATTATTTCTATTTCTTTCCTGTTCCACCTTTGCACGTCCTGGTCATTTTTAAGCAGAGTGTATTTATAGCCTTTTTCATTTAAGCGGTTTTGGATCCGGTGCATGTCATGCTGAAAACAGTAAAATATCAAAACCGGGTGCCCGGCGCTGTCTTCTATGATCTCAGTTAAGCGGTCAAGTTTTTCGCTGTGCACTTCATGGAAGTCTTTATCTTCATCATACACCGCCCCGTTTGCAAACTGAAGCAGCTTATTTGTGAGGGCAGCCGCATTTACTACCGCCAGCTCCCTGTCATCGGGCAGTCCCATCACCTGACTGCGCTCAAAATCGGTATACTTTTTCATCATGGGCGCACTTAATGCTATGTTTACTACGCGGTCAATCATTGGCGGCAGCTTCAGGTAATCCTTTTCAGAAAGACTTATGCATATATCGCTGATCTTGTCTGTTACCTGCTTTTGATAAATATCTACACTGCTGTCCTGCCTGAGATTGTAAGTAAATTGCCTGTAAGGATCTTTTTCAAAATACTGGTCCCTGTACCTGGTAAAACTTTCACCAAGTCTTGCGCCCCGGTCAAGTAAATACACCTGCGCCCACAGGTCAAGTAAGGTGTTAGGCATAGGCGTGCCGGTCATTATCACTACGCGTTTAACCGCAGGCAGTACCGCTTTTGCCGCTTTGAAACGGCGGCTATCATGGTTTTTAAAACTGCTGCTTTCATCAAGTATCAGCATGTCAAATTTAAACCTACCCTGTGACAGCGATACCAGCCAGGCCAGGTTTTCACGGTTGATTATGTAGATATCCGCTTTTTTTAATAGCGCTGCCTTACGGTCTGCTTCACTGCCCAGCACTTTTGAAAACCGAAGATGCCGCAGGTGCTGCCACTGCCCAGCCTCTTGCGCCCACACGCTTTGCGCTACTTTCAGCGGTGCTACCACCAGCACGCGCGTTATTTCCATTCTGTTATTTAGCAGTTCATCTACCGCAGTCAGCGCCACTACCGTTTTACCCAGGCCCATATCCATAAAAAGCCCTGCCCCCGGGTGATCTAAAACATGATCAACCGCGTGCAGCTGATAGTCATGCATGTCAGATTTTAGCCGCATGTCTGTTTAATTTTTGCCTGCATGGTAATTATGGCCATCTGTAAAGTTTCCCGGCTGTCAATTACAAAAACAGTAAACCCCAGGGCCTGTGCTCGTCTAATTCTCACCCGCTGCAAAGGGGTGGGCTGTTTACCTTCACTTTTTATTTCAGCCAGGAACACATTACCCCCCGGTAAAAATATAAATTGATCCATCCACCCCGTCACATAAGGGCTACTAAATTTCAGTGCTTCGCCGCCCATCCTGCGCACTGCCATCCGCAGGGCAGTTTGTAATTTTTTCTCTTTTTGCGGTAACCGGTACATATATAAATTTTTTAGTGTATCAACATATCAACAGTTTTCGGCCTTATATTCTATATCCTGTTTAACCCCCTTATATCTACATATTTATAATATGATACTATATTTCTACTTATATTTTATAGAATACTATAAAATAATACAAATGATGATACTTTTAATATAAAGAACTATTTAATAGATACTTAAATGTATCATCTGACTGTATCAACTGGCATATCATCATTTCAGATGATACTTTTGCGGTTTTTTGCGGTGTATCAACTGATTTCTGTTGATACATCAGATGATACACGCTCATAATGCTTCTGAAGCCCATAACTGCGTAGGCGCTTTCTTCCTACCGCCTCACGCCAGCCCTGCATGCGGCGCATGATATCATGCAGCGGTTTTGTGTTGGCCTGGTTCATATCGCGGTACTGGCTGCCCAGGCATTCCGTCCATATTTCCGCTACGCTTACGGTTTCCCGTAAATGTCTACCTTCCACCAGCGCGGCATCTCCGGCCAAAAATCCACGTCTTTCATACAGGCTCATTTTTTGCCACCCATCAGGCAGTAAAATATCCAGGTACGCTTTTACTGCTTCATACCTGTCATCTACTTCAGTGTGTTCGTCCTGCACCTGCCTGGCTACAGCTTCCATACTTTCAGACAAATAAAGGGTTTCACCGGCATGGTAATAATGCAAGGCTTCAGCCCACAGCTGCCCCCGGTCCTGGTCAAGCTCCCCGATCATGCGCCTTACCGGTTGCACCTTTGTGCGCACTACCCAAAAGCGGCGGTTACCTGAAGATCCGCGCAGGAAGGCATCAATATTGGTGGACGCGGCAAAAACGCTTTGCCGTGGCACCGTTTGCCTGAACTCTTTAAACGCTCCCCGCTGGGTATCTTCCTGGCGTGACAGGAAAGCTTTTATGCCTTCAAGTTCTGCGTATTTAAGCCCTGTCAGCTCACCTATTTCTATTATCCAGTGACCCGGCAGCTGCTCAGCCGCCCGCGTAGTTCCAAGCATGTGAAAAGAAAAGTTATCCGTAAACCAGGGTTCAGCCAGTTTTCTGAAAAAAGTAGATTTATAGGTACCTTCAGCCCCGGTAAGGGTGAGGGTGTAATCAAACTTAATCCCGGGCTGCATTACACGCGCTACAGCTGCGGTAAACCACTTGCGGGCCACCGTGGCGGTAAAATCACACGCGTGCGCACCGAAGTAATCCGGCAGCACCGCTTCAAGCCGTGGCACCCGGTCCCAGGGTGGCAGTGATTGCAGGTACTTACGGACCGGGTGAAACCCATTACGCGACCATACAGCCAGCAGTGCGTCCCGCACTTTTGCCACACCTGTTATGCCGTATACGGTTTCCAGGTACCCGCGAAGCTCTGCCGCGTCCCGGTCATTGAACTGGCGGCCCGCAGGATGATCAGCCGTAAGGGGTTGCCAGGGAAGTGATCCCAGCACTACGGGTGAGTTTAAGAACTCATTAAAGGCCACACGGCCACGGATCGCGTTATCATGGGTAAGCACAAGGGTGATATTATTAAACGTACTCAAGTACTGCCCGCGTCCATCTATGTTCATCTGACTAAGCCACTGCGTTGCGACTTCACCCGTCAGGGGTTCAGGTGGGCTGGGCAGGCCCAGGTCACTACGGTTCAGCTGATCGATCACACTCAGTACCTGCGCTGCCCCGGCATCGTCTGTGGCTGCGTCAGCTTCTGCAAATTCCACAGCCGCGGCCTGCATTTTTTCGGTACCTATTTGGATTTTTACGTTTTCATCCGTCAGCACCAGGTCTACGCATGCGCGGTAAGACGGTAGTTTTGTAACCGCGGTACCCGGGCGCGTGTCTTCATCACGCATACCAAACAGGTGCAGGCGCACAAGATCAAAAGCGTTGCAAAGCTTGCCACTGATCGGGTCCGTGCCGTGGTGACTGTACGCGTATTTATCATCATAGACCACCAGGCCCCCGGCTGTGGATCCCAGCGCGTAAGTATAGCGCTGCCCCTGCCCGTCTATTACGGGCTCATACACCTGGGGCAAATACTTTTCAATTACTTCACTGATTGAGTAGCACCGGCAAAAAGCACCAATTACCCCCCGCTTTTCCAGCGGATCACCCTGCTTTGTGATCTCACGGCGCATGCGCACCCCCACTTTACGCGATACAGGCCACTGGCTTGCGTCCGTATAATCACGGTAAGTGCTTAACACTTTA